GCCTTGCGACATGAGGATACATGACATACAGGTATCCGTATTTTCTATCTACTGTAAAGAAATCGTAATCACTATCCTGCAATTCTATAGCTGAGTTGCCGTTTCTGTATCCCCATCTGGGAGGATATGATTGCTCGACTCTCTCGTAATAATGAATCAAGTCATTTAGTTTGGAGTACAGTGGATTTTTGGCTCTATTATCAACCGTTTCTTCATGCACCGTATTTATATCAGTGTACACGATACCCAAATCATTACAGGTCGCATAAATCTCTGCTTCAATAGACTCTAGCCTGACATCATCCTCATAGTATTCTTCAGACTCCCACAGTTGATTTTCTAACAGAGTCATGTATCGATCAGAGAAAGAATTGTTGATCGTTTCCCACTCTACGCCATGAAAAGTTAGCTCCACGGTTCACCGGTTTCATTCAACAGTTTACCTGACCTATCTGAGGTTAGTTTCATTATAGTTTCATACATTACAGGCGCAAAGAACGGCGAGTTGCCGAAGTGTTTTGGCGCTAGACCATAGTAATTTTTACTCTTCTGGGTAGAGAATGATTTCATCATGTGATAGCTATATGCCTTATCCGCCGCGTAACCACCTAGAATGAAACCATCGGTTCTTGCACTTGGGTGTAGCACTGGAGATAACATCCAAACAATTTTAGAGTTCTCTGTAACCTCTATGTATTGTGCGATATAATATGATAGTTGTACATTGTTAAAGAATGCACGGTTCCAATGTTCTAGTTGTACGTTTTCTTGTACGATGTCATTAGGCGACCCCCCACCATTTTGATTGAACACCACTACATCATAATCCTTGTCAATCTTTGGTATGATATCGCCTGTTGATACATGATGCCAGTTAACAGGTATAACTCGGTCAGCTTCAATATCCGTATTGCCTGTAATAACGTGGACCTCATCACCGTATTCTTTTGCTGTTGTCGCCAACTGTGCGCCAAATTTAGAACCACCGCCGACAATTAGAATTTTAGACTGTGCCATGAATTTTTCCTTCGTTTTGATATATTTGTTCCATTACCGTTTGCTTGTCTGTTGACACCCCACAGTTCTGCCAGCAGACAACACAGGATTTAGACTCCCAGCTATCATGCACCCATTTATAAGGGTCGTCTGCGAGTATTTCTTTAAGAGATCTGTCATGCAGAGACAATCGCTTGTCCTTGAATATGTCAATCATCTGTGCTTTCGGGAACAATTGATTGAATCTTGGGTGCATACTCAGATGTCCGAAATGCACACAAGGGTACACTGTGCCGTCAGCGGCTATGCGTATCTCAACACCATTACGATGTGAGAAGCATTTGATGTCTCCTGGTGTGTCTGCATACCGTGTTTCTACCTTTTCTTTGATTGTAATGTATTGAACATCTTCTGCCTTATAATTAGGAGGGGTTGCAGGGTATGTATTTTGTATGTAGCTCTCATCAATCGGTTCTAATTCATACAGCACATTGTAGTCGGCATCCTTGACTTTCATGTTGCCTTTCTCAAATCCCTTAGGATATTTCACAGTCACATCTAGGAAGCCCATCTCCCACGCTAGATACCTTACGTCCGCTACCTGATGCTCGTTGTGCTTGAATATCAAAAAGTCCCAGTATGCATTGCCGCCGTTGTCGATAAACGCTCCAGCATTTGCCATTACCTTATCCCACTTGACATTTCTGCGGTAAAGATGATTTGTATCCTCTAGCCCGTCGATGGAGAATATCATCTTGCGCTGCTCTCGGTGTGAGAATAGTTTTCCTAGTTCGCCCCACCAATTGGAATTGCGCATACCCCCGTTGGTATTAAGATGCACTGAGGCTTCAGGGTTGTGTGTCAGCACATAATCTAGTATCAGCAGCAGATCTGGGTTTGTTCCAGCATCACCATAATCACCAGAGCAGGTCCAGTTGTCAATGCGGGCACAAAAGTCAGCAGGAAACCAATCCTTGAATTGATCAAAGGTTATGTATGTAGGTTTGAGTTGTTTGTTGACAACGCTGGACATGTCCTCATATCGAGGACACCAAGCACATATAGAATTGCAGAGGCTGGACAGTTCTATATTCACAAAGTTTACATCATCATAATTCCACATAATTTAGCTTTTCCTGTCAACCAACCAATCTAAGTTTTTTAGCTTCTTTCTTTCAGCCGGGTTGAGAGATACCCCGTTTGCTACCTTAGTCAATAGCGCCTTGTCTTCATCCATGATTTCGTCTCGCATTGAGGATGCTTCTGGCTCAGGCTCTACCATCATTTCAGCTTCTGTTGCATCGTCACTAAGCGATAAAAACTCTATACGACCGCCTGTGTGCGCCATGTACTGCATATTAGCAGCAACCACTAGTAGAATAGCAAGAGGATCAAACACTAGTACTATCGCAATGATGACTGCCCTGACTGCCGCCTCTAGATTCTCCCTGCCATTGTCATATATCAGGTCTGCTATGTATTTGATAGGTCCTACTTCTACTTCAAACGCTCGTACTTCAGACTGTAACTCCGAGCGAGTGTCATAGAGTAAATCATTTGCATCTTCAGCCGCATCGATTATAGCTCGCATTGCCGTGCGCTCTTCTTTCTGTTCGTTTCTCGCGTCCAATCCTCTTGTCACATAGCCTAGCTCAGTGTATCGATCTAGTGTCGCGTCGAAGTTGTCTAGGGTAGTCTGTGCGCGTTGTATCTCTTTATCGTTTGATGCTATGCGAGTATCAATCCGTTCTATCTTCGCAGTCGCATCACCGCTTTCAATGCCTTGATCAATGTGAGCCTTAGATAGAAAGCCGAAAATGCCCATAGATGTGATAATGGACAGTACAATAACTGCTGGCACAAAGTATAGTTTGATCAGTAGGTTTGCAGTCTCCCAGTTTCGGTACAGCCATGATGCTGTTACTAGTTTAGCAACCTCTAACACTACACCCATTGCTGCAATAGAATACGCCGCAGCAGGGAAAATAGCCATCAGACCTACGATAGAAAAGTACCCAGCTACAGCGGAAACTCCGAGGGCGGATATTGCAAGCAAGATTATAAATGGCATTTCGGGCTCCAGTCTATAGGAACAAAGTTAGCGAGTGGCTCTTTGTTTAGTCTGATATTCAACATTGAATTCAAACATTTAGGATCGTGTCGTTGCTGCCATTGTAACAAAAACTCCTGCATCTTAGCCCAGGACTTCATTTCAAATTCAGCAATAGTTTCTTTCACTAATTCACCTTCATACTGTAGCACATATTTGGATGAGCCATAGTATTTCTCATAAAGTTTCTGCGTCTTGCCACTATAACCTATATAGTAATCACCGTTGGGAAAGTATGTACAATAGACGCGGTGTACTTGCTTCTCTTTCTTCTTCTTTGCCATAACAATCTCATAGTGTAATGCACTATTTATTGCTATAGATTATGTACAATTTTCCCTGATTGTATCTCAGATGCTAGATCATTTTTAAACTGTGTCACAAGTTCCTGATACTCAGCGTGATCTGGGTGCAGTAAGTTGTCAACCTTCTGACGCTTGTATAGTGCAGGATCTTGCGACCAATGCTCTACATTAAAAAAGTTGTACTTAACATTGTGATTGGTCAGTGTGCGTTCCACTAGGTCATAACATTCTCGTATCTCTCTGAAATTCAAATCATGCACACAGTACCATATTGTAAGATTGCCGACGGACTTTTCATTCATGAATTCTAGGTTGCGCATGAGCAAGTCGAAGTTGCCTCCCTTGCGCACTACCTTGTATGTGTCATAACGTGCAGCATCCATAGATATGTTTAGGTCTAGGATAAAATCTTCTGCTAAATGTTTGATCTCTTCCCACTTCTGCATCAGCAACAGCCCATTGGTATGCATTCGTATCTGCATCAGTTGTGGGTAAGTTTCTCTGCTAATGTTCTTTAGCATCTCAAATGATTTTTTGCTGTAAAGAGGGTCGCCCGAAGCTGTAGTTGCTAGAAACTTTATCTTGTCAGAAAACTCCTGAACCTCGTCGTAGGAGTCTCTCTGCTGTTTGCTCTCTAATATGAAATCGTTTCTACATGTAGGGCATGCTAGATTGCAAACATCATCCTCGCACATTTCTACTGCGCTAGGATATTCTTCAATTTGCAGTGCTTCTTTAGGATAGAAGACTCGAGGAGAACCACCCTCCCTGTATGTTTTCAGGTAAGGGCAGTTGTCGCCACAGTAACTATATGAGCCGTCGAGTACGCTCTCCCTGATTGCATTGATCTCAGGGCTATTGAAACGCTCAACTATTGTGTCGCCTGACAGCTTAGGGTGTGTCCCCCATGTAGGATTGCATATCACTTGCTCTCCTGTTTGTAGAAACACTGCCCACTTGAAAGGCATTGCACAATATTTTTCGCTCATATTACCTCATACTATGACTCATCTTCACCATAGCGACCACGCTCACGATTGCCGTCGCCGTTCAGTTCCGTGAGATCTTGTTGTTTAAATTTAAAATTCTGCTCATCTCGTATGTGGGAAGTCTTGTCTTTAACAAATATCTCGTCCCAGTTGTTTGCAAACGTTTCGTTATTTACAAATGCCTTACGCCGGGTGCTACCTTTTCCATTCATTGAATCAATCTCCTACAGTTTAAACTTTTATTTATAGTCAATCACTGCTGAAAAAGAGTATTTCAATATATTCTTAGGATTCAACAGTCTCGTCTGGGTCTAACCAATCCTCATCAATCGAGTCTTCTATGTCAAGTGATGCACCGCAAAACGGGCACCACTCAACTGGATAGAATTTATCATCCATTGTATGCTCGATACAAAATGAGGACTCGCATGCCTCGCATTCTAATAATCTTGTCTTCACGCCGCGTTCCACACATCTGACCAGTCACCTGACAATGCACCTCTAGCATAATCAGTTGCTCGGTTCTCAAAAAAGTTTGTATGCGTAGGCGCATTGATCATCTCTTCTACCCATGGTAGAGGATTCTTCTTCACTTTGTAAATGCCCTTAAGTCCAAGACTTATCAATCTGCGGTCACAGATATACTTGATATATTTCTTAACATCTTCTGGAGTCAGGCCTTCCATTGGACCCAACGCAAAGGCGAGATCGATAAACTTCTCTTCAAGTTCAACCATCTGTTCTGCAATTGTGTAGATCTTACCTTTTAGATCGTCGTTCCATAGATCTAAGTTCTCTTCTACATATGTTCGGAACAGTTTGATCATTGACTCAGCATGCATTGTCTCATCAACAATTGACCAAGTGATGACCTGACCCATGCCTTTCATCTTACCATGACGCGGAAAGTTCAACAACATAATGAAAGAGGAGAATAATTGCATACCCTCAGTGAATGCAGAGAATGCTGCGATATTGGTTGCTACAGATTCTTTTGTGCCATTAGTGTTTGCTAAATTAGTGAAGTAATCATGCTTGTCTTTCATAGCATCATACTCTAGAAACTCGTTATAGGTGCTCTCCGGCATCCCTAAGGTCTCAATCAAGTGTGCGTATGCTGCAACGTGCAGTGCTTCTCTGGCAGCGAATCCTGACAACATCATGCGTACTTCAGGCTGTGGGAAGTAAGGTAAATAGTTTGTGACATACCCACCTGCTACATCAACATCGCCTTGTACAAAAAATCTAAAGATGTTCGTTAGGAAGCCCTTCTCAGCTTCATTTAGTCGATTCTTCCAGTCCTTGACATCTTCAGCCATAGGGACTTCGGTGTGCAACCAGTGTGATTGCTCATGCTTTAGCCATGCGTCATATGCCCATGGATAGTTAAAAGGTTTAAAGTAATCTCGGTTATCTTGTAGATTTAATTTCTTCGCCATATGTGTCCTTTCGATGTTAGTGTTCATAACGAGCAACGTATTTATAGTTTCTAGTTTTCTACTGCCCATTCGATCAGTTCGGTGTAACCACCGATAAACTCATCATCGATGTAGATTTGAGGCACTCTACCCTCAGGCTGTTCTTCCTCAGTATACTCAATGTCCATACCCTGTAGAAACATTTTAGCTTCAGTGCAAAATTTGCAATCGTCGCGTGATTTAATTAATACCTTCATCTTTCCTCCCAATTTCGTTAAAAGCCCATGCACGTTCTTTGCACCAAGGGCAGTACCCGCATCTACCCTCATCTTTCTCAGTGCAAGAATGCGTGATGTTCATTATATCATACGCAATGCCTAAATCAAAGGCTAATTGTACCGTTACATCCTTAGTGTAATCAAAGAAGGGCTGAATGCATAAATGCTCTGCTCCCCAGCTGCTAGGATGCTGCCGCTGATGCTCAGGTGCCATGCCATCATAATACTTATTCGTACCTACATATACTACATCAGCGTGATTGTCTTTGATGATCTCCCAAAGCCCACTTCTCACATACCTAGATACATCTTCAGCAGTGACGCTGCCTACAAGTGTAGTTTCACCTTCATAGCCAGATTGCTTTATGACTTCATTAGCCCATCTTTGAGCACCATCTATCTTAGGGACAGTGTACGGTTTGCACTCCTGTCCTCTTTTCTTGCACTCGTTATACACGATGTGCCACAGCACCGCGCTATCCCAACCACCTGATACTGAAACGGCTATGCGTTTATCGTGGGGGATAGCATCTGCAATTACTTCAGCCTTCACACGCCACACAATTGTCTTCATCAATCAAACTCTGCATATCAATTTCTTTGATTATTTGTCGCTCAACTCGCTTCGACACCTTGTCTGCCTTACCCAACTTCTCGGAACGACAGTAGTACAGCGTTTTCAGACCTTGCTTCCACGCTAGATAGTGTGCAGCATGTAGGTACTTGATGTTCACATCAGGGCGGAAGAATAGATTGAGTGATTGCGCTTGGTCAATAAACTTCTGTCGATCAGCCGCGTGTTCAATCACCCAGCGTTGATCAATCTCCATAGCTGTCTTGTACACATCCTTTTCCCAATCAGTCAAAAAGGACAGTTGCTGTACAGAACCATCGTTTGCTATGATTGACGACCAAGTTTCATCATAATCGACTTTTTCACCTGCTGAAATTCGCTCTTTAATAAGACCATCCAAATGCTTATTTTTGTTGAGGAAGGCACCCGATATGGTGTCTTGCCTGTAAGCGTTCGCCCTAAATGGCTCAATGGACGGCGAAGTGTTTCCCATAATAATACTAGAACTAGCGTTGGGAGCGATAGCCATAACATGACTAAATCTTCGCCCTGTGCCCTTCGCATCAGGAGCCTCACCTCTAGCATTCCCAAGTTGTAAATTCGCTTCATCTAACTTTCCTCTTATCAGTTTGAACATTCTCATGTTTGCACCCTTGGCTACAGCACTTTCCCAAGGAAGATTTTTCTTTTGCAGGTAGGCATGAAAGCCTAGTGCGCCGATACCAATGCTACGTTCTTGTGTAGCAGAGAATATTGCACGGGCTACAGTATCAGGAGCTTCATCGATGAAGTACTGTAGCACATTATCTAGCATTTCTGCCATGTCTTTTAGAAACTGTGGGTCTTTTGACCATGCATCGTAGTGTTCTAAGTTGACAGATGAAAGGCAACACACTGCGGTTCGTTGCTCGTTTGTAGGTAGAATGATCTCAGAGCATAGATTGCTTTGATGAATCTTCAGTCCCAAATCTTTCTGAAACTGAGGCATCGTTCGATTGCTTGTATCGATGAAATGTAGATACGGTTCGCCTGTTTCCATTCTCAATTCTAGTATCTTCTGCCACAAGTACTTGGCTGATACAGTCTCACGAATAGCTCCGGAGTGTGGGTCACATAAGTTCCAGCCATCATCTGCTTCTGGGTCAACCATACATCGTTCAATGATTTCCATGAATCTGTCAGTGATGTTGATACCGTGATGTAAGTTTAGGCAACGCAGATTTTGATCACCAGTGGGCTTACGCATATCGAGGAACAAGAGTATATCTGGATGGCTGATATCGAGGTAAGCGGCATAACTTCCGCGTCTAGTTTTGCCTTGTCGATAAGCCAGGGTACTTGCATCGTATGTTTTGAGGTGAGGTAAGACACCAGTTGACTTGTCGCCTGCGCTGCGAATACCAAAGCCAATACCAACACCGCCACCAAGCATACTGAGCCACGATGTTTCTGAATAGTTTTGAACAAGTCCTTCAGCAGTGTCTTCGATGAAATTAAGGAAGCAAGATATAGGCATGCCTCTTTTGTTTTTACCAAACGAGAGAATTGGGGTTGAATAAGAAAGCCAGTGTTTCGACGCATAATCGTATAATCTTTGTGAGTGTTCAGGTGATGATCCAAATTGTTTGCTGACATAGGCAAACCTATGTTGAGGGCTAGTCTCATCGTCACGCATGTAACTTTCTTGTAGACGTTGAGCGCCTAGCTTATCAAATAGTTCATCGCGTGATAAATCTATTTGTAGCCCCATATATTCTTGTTTTGCCATATGTTTCTCTTTATTTTTGAATGATGATATCATTTAGTGCTGAAATGACTGAGGGAAAATGTGCCCCCATGATGGACCAGCAAGCGGATGCAATTTCTGCGTGTTCTTTCTGCGTACCGTTTCCCATGCGTAACTCACAGTAGTGAATCCATGATCGCAAACTACCTGCCATATACAGAACGGTTTCTGTGTTGCCTTCTGGTAGAACGGCTCTTGCTTGTTCTTTTGCGATACCCTTATCTAGGGCCCATTCGTAAGTCTCTTGCGCTCTTCTAATAAGATCTTTCTGCTTCATGTTCCAATCTTCAGCGATCCTATCACCTTCTTTGTACAAAGGATGCTGATCCAACTCAATAGAGTTTTGTCTATTCTTTGGATCTTGCATTCTGCATTCTCGCTCTACAAAATTAGTAGCTTTAGCATAACGTTGACTAAATTCTTGGAAGCTAAAACTACGATGGCGCAGTATTTGCTTTGCGATGTCCCGTGTTGTTGTAATCTCAATTGTCATGTGAACCATTTCAAAAGGAGACCAGTGATTTTCGTTGATTAAATATTTCAGTAATTTCGGTGCTGTTTCTTTGTTCGATTGGTTAGCTGGGTTGCTCACTCTAGCCGCATATGCTACCAGCTCTTCGGCGGTGTTGCAGTCTGTTGTTGCATTTGGCTTGCTCAATGCGATCAGGTTGACCTTGCTCATAATTAACATTTCTTCCAGTTAGTAAATTTTAGTTCTGCTGTGAGATTTTTATATGTATTATCATTTATAATTTTCTGAATTTCTAGGGGCTTCATGCCGTCTAGAACCATCTCATTTATGTCTTTACCTGCGATTGAGTCAGGCCAGATACATATAGAAAACCCGTCTTTGATATACTTATACATCAGTTTACATAGCTCTAAATTCTTAGGCTGATTATCAAACACAATAGTAGTGAGCGATAAAGGCAAGTTCAATCGTTCAATCTGATTGAAAGCAACACCTGCGCATGCAATAGCGTTGTCTAAGAATAGACTATCAAGAGGACCCTCAACTACAGTGATAGGCTGTGTCTTATCAACCGTATCGAGTCCAAATACTGTAGGAGCAGACTCATCTACTTTTACCATGATGTATCGTAACGCTTCACCTCTCATCGCTCGTAAGGTGACGCCTGTGAGTCTCCCATGCTCATTGCAGAAGGGTATCACAAGTCTAGGTTCGCTAGTTGTTATTGATGCCCTGTACTTGTTATTCAGTTGCACAATGTCTCGCACATCAGAAATGTAGTACAGTCGCTTTGTAGCTTCATCAGGAAGCATCCGAGAGTCACAGTATTCTACTGCCTCATGATCATAAGGTAGTGAGTATACTGAGTCAAAAAGATTCTGCCATAGAGGCTTAAAGGGAGGGGGATTGTCAAACACTGTCTTCACTCTAGCTTCAGTGCCAAACTTCTTCGCGCTGCCACCTGTAGCATAACGTTCTAGGACATATTCTTTGTACAACAGTCCGTCTAGCTGCTTGAGCATAGACCCAAAGTGTGCGCTGTGTTGACAGTTGTGGCACTTATACATCAGGTCTTCTCCTTTGCGAAAGAAGTAACCTCGCATCTTGCGTTTGTTTTTTTGTGAGTCACCACAGATAGGGCAACGAACATTCCAGAGAAAGTTATCTTTCTTCTTGAATAGCTCGAAACGATGGGTGATTTGCGTCAGAAATTTGATATCAATATATAAGCTCATAACAAGTATTATACTGCATACTGACTAAGATGTCAAGAAATCATTTCCAATATGGTCGAAGCGTTTGCAATGAGAAAACCTACTACCATAGCACCGCCCATAACTAGCCATTGTCGCTGTTCTAGTTGTACTACTCTATCTTCTAGCTTGTTAACGTCTTCCACACTCTCGCGGATACTGTTTCTTATCATACTTTTGAGTTGATCAATAGCTTCCATTACTCTGCGGGTGTCCTCTTTCATCTCTGATTGCAACTCTCTACCCTGCGTAGTAATTCTTGAATGTATTTCCTTATTAGAATTTTCAACATCTTTTCGTCTTGATTCAAACAACGAAAATATTTCGTTTTGTTTAGTGCTATGTGTGTTCAATTTTGCTTCGTGTACAGCAAGCATTTGATTCACTGCATTTGAAATGTCAGTTATTTTCTCAATAGCGGTGTCCATGCGGTGAAACAGTTGCCCCATTTGTTTCACATCGTTTTCGACAATTGCTAATCGAGTTTCGTATTCGCTATTAGTTGACATTTTCCTTCTTTCGTTTCTTCTTTCGTTGAACCATAGGCATGAAAACTGGATCGCGACCTGGCTCTCTTTGGTCTGCGGGTCCAGTACCTATACCAGCAATGCCGCCACCGCCTACACCCATTTCTTCCATATGAAAGTTTTTGAATGTGAGCATATCATTATGTTCTAAAAGTTTACTTTGTGCCTGAACAGCTTCTTCTGTCATATAAAGGTCGAGGAGAGATTCCAGTTCTCCCTGATCGTGATCCATCTCTGATGATTCACGCAGTATAGCAATAGCGGCTGCAAATGTCAAGAGTCTTTTTGCGTTTCGATCAGGGGATTTCATAAGTGCTTTCTGCACCTTGAATACAAATCTTTGTAGAAGTGAATATGAGTCGAGTTCTTCGGAAGACTGAGGATCTTTTAGCTTCTCTCCGTCCTTATCAATGATACCCATTCTGAAGGCATCGCTACGTTCAATTGGGGTAGCCAACATTCGGAGTATTCTATATGCTACTACCGCATCTACAAAACGTGACATTACAGCTTCCTCAGTGTTTCTAGTACATACCCATCTAATGGTATATACGGCTCGTTGCTTCCTATCTGTTCTAGTGGCACTCTATTGATGAATACTAGAAATGACTTTAAAATCGCCCAATACTTTTCTTCTATTCTAAAGAAAAGCAAGGGAGTTGCCGCATTATCAAAAACATTGTACAACACCGTCAAGTGATTGAGTATTAATCTTTCACTCAATACACCCGAAGTTTCGTAACGTCGGAAGAGTCTTTTGACATACTTGAATCTTTTCAAGTCATCTTCCATATCAGCCATCCCTTCACACGCCGGGTTGTTATAGTTTTTAATTGCGAAAATTAAATAATTTTCATCATTTAGTTCAGTCATTCATATTGGTTACGTTGACGTAGCCGTTCCACCTATCATATACCATTTCGTGTTAGTATATATAAGCGTCGCGGTCTTGCCAGCGGCATCAAATACGATTGTGTCCTGTGCTAAATCTGAGTCATCCAATGTTAATGTATTGCTACTTGTGTTAGATGTGCAGATAATTACCTTTATTTGGCCTTCTACACCAGCTGCAATAGTCAGTGTACCGGCACTTGTAGCATTCGTAATGTAACTGATATTAGTAGCAACTGAGACAGCACCTGGTTGGGTTATTGTCTCAGCTCCTGTTAACGATACCTTACCCGAGAAACTGGCAGGTGTAGCAATTGCTGAAAAGAAATTAGCCACTGTAATCTTATTGTTCGCACTACTACGAGCTAATACGATATTATCTGTATTAGCGGTTGTAGTAACTGCGGTCAACTCACTGATTTTTTGATCTGCCATTTTCTAACTCCTAGGTGATTTCGTTGTCAAAATCTATAGTAAAATGCTCATCAGCAGGATATAGCTTAGACGTAACAGTGACTGAATGTTCAGTATTGTGCGCCAATCGTTCTACCAATAATGCATGATCCGTAGTATACACTATGGGATCTGCTTCGGAACATTTAAAGTATGTTACCAACGTATCACCTAATGCGTTCTCAGTGCTCCATACGGCGCCGTGTTGACAGTTCAAATTAGCCTCACAATCTCTATGGGGATTTACATCCCCCATATCGTGCAGTGACCAATCAGATGCTAATGTATCATCAGCGACTACGCCATATATTGCATTGAGTTCGGTAGCGTAGTCTTCTCCCTGTCTAGAGGCAGCTTCATACGTATCCTTGAAGAAGGATGTACCATCTTCCTTCACTTCAGTAATTACTAACACTCTTCGTGAGATTGTCATGAGATTATGCCTCTGTCAACGTTGCCGCAGAAGATGTTACGCTATCAGCACCTGTAGCAGAAATAATCACGCGGTACTGATATGTATCAAGACCAGTGTTATCAGAAACAGCTAGTGTAGCAGTAGTGAAGTCGCTGTATACTGCGCCATCAATTGTACCGTCAACCGTAACCCAGTTAGAACCACTGTCCAGAGAACGTTCCCATTGGAATGTCTGTGTGCCGCCTGTGCCAGTGATAGTAGATACCACTGCGAATGTTACTGCCGTGCCTGTTGCATCAGATCGACTTGCAGGTTGCGTAGTAATAGCAATGCGGAAGTCTTCAAAGACTACATCTTCAGCATCACCCGTGATGCCGTTCTTAGACATAGCAACAAGTGTTTCAACAATTTTCCGAGAGCCGTTAGTGCGAACATGCACCCAACCAGCGTGTGCGGCACCCTCAACATCGTTGTTGGCTGCCATTTCGTTTTCGTCAACACCAAAAACTGTTTCGGATGAATATCCACCAACAGAGTTAAAGCTCATCATTGTCGGCTTTTCGCTCAATGTGTAAGAAGCACCAGCTGATTGAGCAACAATAGCTGCACCAGCTGTATCAGCGTCAACAACTGTTGCATTCGTATCATCAGCAATAGCTGTGATTCTAAAATCAATGGAGTTGGCAGTGAGGATATCACCTACTGCGGCTTCCGTAGTAAAGGCAGTTGATGTGCCTGTTACAGCTCCATCAGTGCCAAGGGCGATAGTGCCCGATGCAGTTTTGTTGTCTGCTTTTCCCCAACCTGACATATGATTCTCCTTTAAAAGTTTGTGTCTTTAGCATGTTGTGTAATTTGTTGTACATACGCCCGCATGTTCTGATCCACTACAGACTCTACTTCAGGAGTCTGGGTCTCAACTACTTCAGGCTCAATAATCTCGTTCGCATCCAAGTCGCTTTCTTGCATAGTTCCTTTAGGCGACATCATTTTACCTTGTGTCGCGCTAGTATTATGAGGAGCAGCGTTGCGTTTGGACTTTTGGTATTCGTTGTATTCTTTACGTCTTTTAGCATTAGCCATTTTCTCAGCAGGAGTCATGTCGCTGACTTTTTTCTTGACAGCGGGCGTAGACTTCATTAAAGATGCGCGGGCTGCTGGATTGCTCATGTTGCTTGGACCAGCGTCTTTACCAAATCCTTTCAACTTGATAGCTTCGTCAATCTCGGTGTCTTCGTTCTTTGCTTTATGTGCAGCATCGACTGTAGTGAAGAATTTCTTCTTCTCATCGTCATCCATTTGATCAAGTGATTTGCCAGACTTCTTCAGCATGGCAGCGAACTTCTCTTTGTAACTCATTTCCATTACTGGTTCCTCTGTTGTGTATTCTACGCTCTCTGATTTCCAACCACCACCTGCTTTCTTATATTCTTTAGCAGCCCAGCCGTTAGCGTAGGCAGAGGGGTAAACGTCAAACTTAGACTTAGCAGCAGAAATTTTAGATGCCCAAAGTTTAGGATTGGTTGGTGTGTTCTTTTCTTCGATTGTTTCCAATTCTTCTTTTTGCAACTTTCTTGTTGTGCTAGAATATGTGTTCAATTCGTAAGGATGTGAACCGCCTTTGTTGTAAACTTGCATATGAATCATATGCTTCTTACCGCTTTTGTGTGTAGCAGGAATGTTTACTCGGGTTGTCTTACCTGAACCAGGACGCTTGGAATCCAATCCAATGTGCTGTGCTTTGTCATCTTGCGAAGATGTTAGACCGCTTTTAGCGTGATGGTCAAATGCGTGATTGACAGCATCAGTGTATGACTTATGTCCAGTCTTATATGACTCGCTGAACATATCAAGTTCAAATTCTTCTTCGGTGAGTTCAGCTTCTTCTGTCTGATAGCGTGTTTTTTGTGTGTGCATTTTCGCTTTCTGAAATACAGTGTCATCGCCTGTTACAATGTACATCAGCGAGTCCATTACTTTAGCAACAGCGGCACGCTCAGTTGGTGCGAGTGTTTGCCCTGCTTGTAATTTATCTAAACCGCGATGCAGCATTGGAAGTTGTGCAGGTGACATCATACCTTGACGCACTAGCATGTCTAGCTTTCTCATTCGGTCTGTCTTTTCTCCAAGCAATACGCGCTTGATAGCAGGAATATCCGACATGTGTTTCTCCAAGTATTTGTTTAATTATATTTATAAGAATTAAGAAATCACTAAATGGATTCTTGGCTCCCATCCAGCATTATAGACGAAATGTGGGCGTGTAGTGTCTAACTTATAGAAATGCTTATTTATGGGGAGATGTTCATACTGCATATTTTCAATAGTTTCTGTCGAATCTACGCATGCAAAGAACGCCTTTGGACTTGTTTTGATAGGATAATGGAATCTAGGATTAGGATCTGCGTGAAGAGGAAGCCCCATACCGGGTCCTAAACGCAGATATCTAACTCTAGTCAGTCTAAGATTGACAGCATCAGAGAGTACATCAACAGTTGCTTTGGTATACGCAGGAGCTTTCTCATGCCAAAAACTGTAACGTTCATATACTTCATCGATATTTGTTACAGTACGCAAATCAAGGTTATCAAACATGTCCGCACCCCTGAGATTTATCCCACTGCCATTAACAGTCAACAGAGAAGGCCATTCTTCGTTCCCGAAAAGGTCTGTTGTTAGTGCTTCATATTCTTCTAAAATTACTTGGTGGTCAACTAATACATCATCAATTATTTCAATCACTTTTTCTTCCGTCTGTTAACAATTCCAACGTCTGCGGGCAGCCTTGCCCCGCTCACCTGTCCATCCTCTAGATCTAGCGCAAAATGATTTACGCCTACCAGCAGCCTTGCTGCCTTTCTTCAGTTTGCTGGGGGGTGTAGTAACAGCAGTCTGTAGATTGCCCCCTGTTCTTCGGTTCTCAGCATCTACGCCTTTCTGTGTCAGACCAGCGCCATCTTCAGTAGGTCGCTTGTGACCAGACTTAATGCCTTCTTCTACTATGTATTCGATAAATGAAATCATCTTTTCTTGACCTTAAACTTCTTAGCTTTGTACTTACTCGCAGTACCGCCTTTCGTTATCTTAAATTTCTTAGCTTTTTGAGACTTTTTATTGCCTTTACTTTTTAAACGGCCAATTTCTGCTTTGCGAACAGTAGGAATCATTCGCTGTGCCAATTTAGTAACAATTGGTGCGAATCTTACTAACATTTTTTCAAGTCTCGCCTTCTCAGCGGGAGGCATTGTAGATGTATCTCTACCTCTTGCAAGTCGCTTCTTCATCATGTTTCTAGCACCGCGAGATGCCTTTCTTTTGATACGAGCTGGGTCAGATGCCATGCCTCCGCGTCGGCGTCGAGCAACAGATAGTTTTTGCTTGTTTCTTCTAGCGTTAAATCTGCGCTTCATTCTGCCTTGAATAGAAAGTTCTTCGGTAACATTAATGTCATCATGCACATCAACTTCTGTGTAGTCGTCCTCTTCATCGTACACGCCCAGATCAACAAGATCGTCATAATCCATGTTGTCTATTTCATCATACAAATCATCGATGTCTTCTTGCTTTAATCCAGTCGTTTCTATTTCATCCATATAGGACATGAAATCTTGTTCTTCTTTGACTGAAATCGGAGTCTTAATTGGCTTGATGTCTTCGGTCTTCTTCTTCTCACCGGGTGTCATCTTTTTATAGTATGCAGTAGCTTCTGGTGTGCCCCATTCGTACTTATATTCTTCTGCAACCATCTTAGCAAGTGTTCGTGCATCAACCTTAGTTGTAAGCATATCTTTGGTTACTTGCAGTGCGTAGTATTCTGGGCTGTGCCTGAGAACATTGCCTTTCTTTTTCTTCTCAGCATCCATCATCTTCTTTAGCATCTTTGCTGCTTGCTTGTACTGCATCTTGTACACTGTCCTAGCGAGAGGATCAAGCATCCATCTAGGTGCTTCTGAAATATCAGACTTAGTTCCGATTTCTTTCGTTACAGGATTAATCTTAGCAGCGAAGCCCTTTTTCTTTTCTCTCTTTTTACTCAACCGTCTCTGTTCAAGTGACTTTGCAGGCTTCAGTTTTGGTAGAGTATATCCTTCTTTTTGGCTTTGCAATTTTGCTGCAATAGCCATTTGTGTTCTTTTCTGTTTGGACTTGCCTTTGAATTGCGGTGCGTCAGACTGTCTAAAGTCCTTGATAACGTCACCCATAGACATGTCTTTTACTTTTTCGTACATGATTGTGCCGTCTTCTTTGACACAGTTAGGAACGATTCGGTCCCCTTTCCAGCATGCTTCTTCAACATCTGTCTTGACCATGATAGGCTTGCCACCTTTGCCTTTACGATCTGCAACAGGATCTTTCCTGCGCTTTCGTCTAGCAGAGGTTGCTCGGTCATCTTTGTCCATGCTGTGTGCTTTTGATCTAGGCATGCACTTAGGCTTACCTTCTCCAGGCTCTCTTGCACAATCACCTTTAATTTCTCCGTCGGTGCCAACTCTTACCCAGTCACCTTTCTTACCTTTTCCGAACCACTTTCTTAAATCTTCTTTGAGTTTCATCTTTGCGGTTAAACGTCTTTGTATAGAAGTAGGAAGTTCTTTGAAGTGAAAAAGTTTTTCGCTTGAGTCAGTGTGCTTTTCGCCAGTCATTACTTGACCTTTGTGTGCGTGTTGCAGTCCTGTCCATTCTTTGCCGTCTTTAGTGTAGTGACCTACAGATTTCCAGGAATGTTCTTCACCTTCTTTCAAGCCGCGCTGCTTCTTTTGGGATTGAATCCATCTCTTCGCTGCTGGCTTACTAGGAGGGGTGCGAATAAACTGACCTATCTTTCGATATACTGAAAGAGTAGCACCTTGGATATTTCCTGCGTTTGAGTTATCAACAACGTGAAAATTATTGTCAAACATATTTTGAAACTTACCGATGTTCTTTTGAACATCTTTCCACATACTTTCAACTTGCTTTTCAGGAAGAGTTCTTTCTCTTTTCTTATTGCGTGATTGTGCAGTGTCTAGGTCAGTATTGACAAAAATCATCGCAACTTCATACCCTAGTTTCTTTAGCGCAGTCGCTTGCTTTTGAATCTTGCCAAAGTCTTTACCAGTACCATCAATGACTAGACCTAATCGTCCATTCATGTAGCCTACTTGCTTGTTACCAGTAATCGCTTTTGCTTTTCCTCGGATTGCTTGTCCCTTATCAGAGAATATATCCTTGGGGGTTGCTTCTAGTCCCGCTTTCTTCAACAGATGCTCAAACGTATCATCAGAGTTTACTAATTTCAACCCGAATGAAGTCAGAGCCGTCTGCCCTACGATAAATGATTTACCAGAACCTGGTCCGCCAGCTAGAAAGACTGCCTTGAAGATGCCAGGATCATTTATACCTTCTGCCAACTGTACTGTGTCTTTAAATTTTTGCATACAGCTATTTATACGTTTTCGAGTCTGCTCATTAAACGTTCAGCACGATTAGTTACTTGCTTGTGCCAGTTGCTATCTCTACCTTCTACAGCAGCAGTAGCCCAGTCGCCCTCAGCAATAGCGGCATTCATTTTCTTGAATTGGCTGAGTCTTGGACGACCCATGTTAAACATCATGTTAACCAGGATCTGTTGGACCTCATCTGGATACTCTCCAAAGCTCCCTTCTCCGTATAGATGTTCACACTCGGAGATGGCAGTGTCAAGGTCTCGTTGAAAACACGCCCTAACTCTTTCTTCGTCAATTGGAGTTCCAACTGGCCTTCCGAATTCCTCGTCACTTTCTGTGATAAGATGACCGACTCCAAAGGTTGGATAGCCGAGGTGGTCGTTATAGATGACATATTCTACACCTTCGTCAATTTTTAGTTGTTCAAATACTGCGTCACGGTTCATAGGTGCTCCTGTAAAAATTTGCTGAATGACTGATATCTAGAGTCGCCTTCTTTTAATTGCATTCCCTGCCGTACAGCGTTGAACATTTTCTTTGCCGCTGCGTCACGCGCTCTGGGATTAAGGCCCTTCTTAAAATTTGTATAATCGTTTTCTGATGCGTATTGACGCATCTTAGTCCCACTGATTCCCGCCACACCCTCAGCATCAGGATCTCTTTCTCCTGCTGAAACTACTTTAACCTCTTTGAAGTTGAAGTCTTTGCCGTTGTACCTATCTATGAGTCTCTGGAACTCTAACACTCTGTCAGAGCCAGCGATCATTACAACATGGGTGTAGCCTTCCTGATCCATCTTCTTCAAGTGTGCCATAAAATGAGGTTGCGCCTTAGAGGACGCCTCGAATTTTACGTTTGTATGTATTGACTTTAAGTAGTCGATCTTCTGTTGTGCAGTGAGAGGATTCTTGTGCTTGTCTTGTGAGTGACTTACTATGACTCTATGGTCAGCGCGGCGTTTCTGTGCCTCACTCACAACCTTATCAACAAGTTTGCTGTGTCCTGTCGTGGGCGGGTTCAGTCGCCCGAATGCGAATACTATCTGCTTCATCTATCCCATGCCTTAATTGCAGTAAAGTTGTTAAAACTAAATTCCATACGATCAACAAGTTTGACGGCTGAACCTGAGATTCTATCGATAGCGACATACCCTTCAGGAGCAGTTACCTTGAACCCATTTGCAGTTCTGATAAACGTACCTGCAAGTTGTTTTACCTGATTCAATTTATTTGTGATCATTTCCTTTGCTGCAACAACCGCTATTTGAAATTCAGTCACTGCAACAAGTAACGGCTGTAGCCGCTTCAATTCGTTCAGCATTGCATCTTTTTTCTGTGTAAGCACATCTTTAGATGATTGCTGCTTTAGCTTTCCGATCTCAGAATCATACTTAGTAGCTACCCATTTCAGATAGTCACTTGCGTGTGATTTAGAATTTGTAACTTGCTGTTGTCCGCGCACTTTAGAGTTCTGATACGTCTTATAACTTGCACCTATCATTTTACCCTGCATGCTGGCTTGCAGTGAATTAAAGTTCTTTAATTGTGCTGCGTTCACACCGCGCAGTTTAGTTCCTATGGTAGAAATCAATGCAGTAATCGCAGTGGTCTCCGCCTTAGTAAACGTAGCAGTACCTGACTCATCTTTATAAGTCGCATCATCCATCCATACAGATGAAGACTTCCTAAGACCTTTGATGTTGGCACCAAAGGATGCTGTCATATCCTGCAGCGAGTTTCCCGAATACGATGTGTGCCATACGATACCTATCTTGCTTTGTTTAATTTTTACGTCCAGTGGCGTCCCTACTGGGACTGCATAGACAATTGTATTAGGTTGAAAAGTCGTGTATCGTTGTCCATCTATCGTGTCAGATTCCAAGTCGCTTGAAGTAAACATCAAGTCGCCTTGCAATACGTTTTTGATCCCTAGCTTGCTAAACTCAGCTAATGCTATTTTAAACTTAGGCTTGAGTGAAACGGGTAGCTTAGGATCAGAGTCTATCTCCTTGTTGCTTTTATATAGCAGTGGAGTCTTATTGAATACAGATTTCTTAGCGACAAAAAATTTGCCGTCGGAAGGATCTGTACCAGCAAATATTGCGGGTGCGCCATCCCATTTTACTGTCATGTTGACAGAGGATCGGGAAGATCCTGCAAGCATGTCGCGCAGTGAACGTAAAAAGTTTACAGCCGATCTTGCACCAACGATACCAAAGTTTAGGATATCATCTTCTAGGTGCTCTAGGTGTAAATTTTTGCCTTGGGCATCTTCGGTGATGTATGTACTTAGCGATTTCATGTTATTATTTATAACGATCTCAGTTTTGCAATTATCATATCTGCAATGATTTTATGCCCCAATTCATTAGGATGATTGTCACCTGGTATGAAGTAATCGTGCTGTACATTGTTCATTGCATTTTTGTCAGCTACCCTTAGATTGTCTTCCCAAACTTCAGTGCCCAATAGAAGGTGTGTCAAACTTTTTTTGCGATCCAAGAATACTGAATCAGGTATGTCAAAGAAAGGTGCAATCTCTAGGTTGCCATAGTTATGTGCCAAGACAAGTTTCATTCCTTTGTCTTTAGCTAGATTGATCAGAGTATAGATGAACAGTGAGTGATGATAGACGTACCATTCTCTATAGCTGTGTATTTCGAGAATCGAAAGTTGTTCAGGGCAGTCGTTAAAAATGCTTGAGGTTTGATAATCGCGTTGAATATTGTACCATCGAGTATCGGGGGGAATGATTACTACAAGTGAATCACCTTCTTTAAATTCGGGGCTTTGTTTTAATACATCTGCTGTTACATGACCCATTGAAGATGCAGAAATACCTTTGTTGATGACTTCACCCTCAAAATGATCCGAGAATCTTTTTTCCTTTTCTTTTAGACCGTATCCTGCAGCCCAGCTATCCCCGAATACCCATATCATTCATCCACTTCCTTTTTCTTTCTTGGAGTCTTCTTCTTGCCTTTCTCGTACAGGTTCAGTTCTCTCTCTAAATGTTTTATTTTGATTGCCATTTCCAGTTGCTCGGCAGCCATCTTGTTGATTCGATCATTGTACTCTTGATCCTGTAATTCCCAAGATTTGTTCTGCCGTACAAGTTCTGCATATGATTCAGTCAATTCAGCGTTCTTCTCTGCTAACATTCCTACACGTTGCACATATAAGCCGTACAAGTCGGCGTGTTCCCTCATCAAAAACTCACGGATATCTCGCAAGCGTATCAATTCTTTCTCTTCATTCTCTATCATATTAATTTTTCCCATTCAAAATCAATGAACGATTTAGTTTCCCACTGGCTGCGAGTCTCATTGCGCGTACCAATTATACTATTTAGCACTTCTAATTCGTCTTTGTAAATTCTAGGATGATACATGATCATGTTTTCATTGTCATATGTTGGCTTGTCTACATCGTTGGTCATTACACTCTTTCTTCTGCCACGTTTGTCAATGAGTACATTTGGCATGAGAGTCTTTACCATATAGGTGCTAAGTTTTTCAAGAAACATTTTGTCGCCGTAGTGCATCCCTGCGTACTCCTCATCATATCCGTATGATTCTAAGAAGTCTTTACGTCTGATACAAAAATCATTGATTGATTCTTCACATCTACCTATGTAGTCTTGCTTAAAGTTTCTCCAGAAGGTAAAGTATTGTTTCAGTGTCGAGGTCTGGGTTGCTTTGAATAATTCGTATGCAACGCCTTGATCCATGTACATATCGATATCAGTAAAATAGCACCACACAGTTTTAGATTCCTGTGCAGCTAGATTCCTACAGCCATGAGAGTTGAATCCGATGTCTTCTTTTACACGATATAGGGATACAGGTAAATCGTCAGCATAGAGTCTAACGATTGGTTCGGCGGGGTATTTCATTGAGCCATCATCAACAATTAGCAGAGAGGTGAAATGATCCTTATCAAAATTCTCTAATAGTTCTTCTAGAAATTCTGGCTCGTTATAATATGTTGTGATGTAGGTAATGTCAGGGTGACCATACCAAGGCCCTTTCATCCAGTAGGACCCCCGATCTTGTTGTTCACCTTTTGTACAATGTCACGCACCTTAACAGACTTTGGATCTTTCTTTCCATGTGTACTTGCTAGTGCGCTATTAGGATTCGCATCTGAGATTTTAGATAGGACTTCCTTGAAGCCATTATCAGTCTTAGTTCTATCACCGGTGCCATGAACGGTAGATGGTGCACCTGATAGAAATCTTTCTATGTGAGGATTTTCTTCAAGATAGTCCACTGATGATTGCCATGACATTATATCATCCCATTCTTCACCAGTGTCTTTATTTCTAAACGAGTATGTTGGCATTCACGGTCTCCATTGAGTATCATTTATATATAACGCCGTAGCGAATAGATTGCCGCCAGTACCTGTCTCAGAGATTGTCTTCTCAGTCAGTGTAGCCGCATGACCTAGATCTTTCGGTAAGCATTTGCCGCCAAACCCTGCCTTGCCATCGGGACCTGGTACGTCCCAGTGAGAGTTTGCGAGTACAGGATCGTCTGTCAGCATCTCAGATAAGTCGCTGTAGTTCACCCCTGCTACCTCGCATGCCTCGCTCAGTTGATTTGCAACAGCCACAGTCATAGCAAGTGCAGTATTTCTAGCGACCTTATACATGCAAGCAAGCTCACTATTGACAAACAAGATGCGTTTACCTGTATGCAATGCATTCATTAGATTGACTATTCGGCAGTTTGCAGCGCCTGAAGGAATCGGCAACCAGGGCGCAACGGCTGCTACTTTAGCACCAAAGATTAGTGGAAGCGCAGGATCATCAACATCGGACTTCCAAGAGCTTTCACGCAAAAACTCAGGCATGAAAATTGTTCTCTCAGGAAATCGATAGACATGGTCAGGGCCAAGAGTAGACCGGATGACAGGCACACAAGTGTTAGGAAGTATAAGGGCTTCCTGAACGGCAACACTTGCGTCTAAGGCGCCTGTCTCCGGATTAGTCGGAGTAGGAACACATATGAATGCAAACTCGATCTCATCCCATACAGGATCGTCCAGCTCAATCGAATACCCTAGTAAAGGGTCATGAATAAAAATTTCACTGTCGCCTCGTTGCAACAGGTATTCAGTTGCTTTTCCGACGAAGCCGTAACCTATAATTGCTACTTTCATAATGTACTCCTAGAAAA